AAAAAGCGATGGGTATTCTGATCTTATATAAGATATAGCTTCTTCTACTAAAATGTGGTCGCCGTGTGCTACATCAATACATACTATACTAAGATCATTTTTTGATAATTCTGATAGTCTTTCTTTATAATCACCTGTTACGCCTACAGCTGCAGCTCTATAATCTCTATGATTAACTTGATTTAATAAATTAGTTTGTTGTTCAATAGAATTATATCTATGGATTATTCCTAATCCTCCTTGACTAATCATTGCATTTGACATACGAGATTCTGTGACTGTAGACATAGGTGAACTTATTATTGGATTTCTAAATTTTAAAGATTTCTTATTATAAAATATTTCTACATCTGTGTTAATGCTTTTCCTGGTCTTAAGATCAGAATATTCTGGGACTAGAATAACATCATCGAAGCTCAAAGCTTCTTTGTTAATAATTCTCATATTTTTTCCTCTAAAATTGTTTGATGAGTCTTTATAGATTTATTATAGAACAATAGAACAATATTTATTATTTTATAAAATCTTCTTTATATTTCATAAGCGCTTTTTCTTTTGCTGCTAAAAAAAAAATAACGTATCAGTCTTCTTTAATACTTACAGTTCTGTTGTTAAATTTATCTGCTATGAATTCTTGTAAATCTTTGTTTATATTAAAATCATCAAGATTAGTATTTTTAAGTTCTTCGTCTTTAGATATGTTTTTTGCTAAATCGTTAATGTACATTTGAATAATTTCTGGCTTTGTTATTTTTGCAATATCATCATCTAAGTCAAAGTTTTTAAGAGGCGTATCTTTAGAAACATCGTCAGGTGTGCTAGTCATTTTTTTAAAAAATTGCGCGCCATCTTTTGCTGCACCTAAAAAAGAAGAGCCTGGAACTTCGTCAAAAAGAATACTAAAAAACGTATCTTTTGCAAAATCTTTAATTTCTCCTTTTTTTAATTTTTCTTGTACACTTTTTAAATGTTCAATAAGATCCCCAACTGTTAATATTTCTTTTTGATCTTTAGACTTTGATTTGGCTAGCGCGCTAAGTTTTTTCCAATTTCTTGCTTCGTATATTAAAATTGATTCTCTAATATAATTTCTTAAAAGATTAACTTTCATTCAACAATTCCTCTTGCACTTTAATTTATATATTTATAATTATATTAAAAAGGACTGTTATGAAACCGTATTATTATATTGCTGAAGTTGTTAAGGTATATGATGGCGACACATGTACGTGTGTAGTTGATTTAGGATTTAAGACACAAGTTAGAATTAAAGTTAGACTAATTGGAATAGATACACCTGAAGTGAGAACAAAGGACAAAGACGAAAAGAAAAAAGGTTTAGAGACACGTGATTGGTTGAGAGAAAGAATCTTAAATAAAAAAGTTTTGCTACATACAAAAGAACGAGGAAAGTTTGGGAGATGGCTTGGAATGATTTGGTCTTTAGAAGAAGATAAACCTGAGTTTGAAAGCAGTTATAATAAACAATTAATCAACGAAGGTTTTGCAAAAGAATATTGGGGAGGTAAAAGAAAGTGAAAAAAGACATGTATAGTTTAAAAAAAATATATGAGTCTACCTTTAAAACAAAATATACAAAAAAAGATGTTATAGTAGAGTTTCAGAGAAAAACGTTTTTTAACGATATACCAGATATGAAGACTCTAAAAGATCTGTACAGCAAAAATAATATTCCATCAAATGAAGATGATGTTTTCAATCAAAAAAAAACAGTAGAAGTCACAGGATTAGGCGCTTTTAATTTAACACCGATTCAAGTAAGTTTAATTGGATGTATTAATCAATACTATTTTGGTGATAAAAAACTTGCGTTAGACTTGATTAATATTTTACGTAATCAAAAAGATTTAAAAAGCAATGAAAGTCAGTTAAAGAATCAATTTAAAAAAGCTATTAATGAAAACGAAGAAATTCAATTAAAAAAACCAGATTATAGAGTTAAGCGAAATGAAGAAACTGCAAAAAAATTTATAAAAGCATGTTTAGAAAATAAAATAATAGACAAAAATTTTGATATTGTTAGTGGTCAAACAATAAGTCAATCATCTTATTTTATTTCAAAAGCTTCTGGATATTTATTTGAATTGTTTTTATGCACTTATATACAAAACAATCCATATTGTATTGATTTTACTACAAATTATGATGATACAATTGAAAGGTTGTTGGGAAATAAAAATGTCTTGTATATCGCAAGTATACTTTCTGTTATTTATAATTTAACAGACTTTAATTCTTTTACTTTTAATGTAGACAAAGACATCGTGAATAATCTTTACAATAATATTTTTAGTCATGATAAAGACATATTTGAAAATGTAATTTCTCCAGAGCTTAGAAGTGAACCGCTATATTTTAAATTTGATGATTCTAATGCAGCAATTGATATTGTTGTTTTCTTAACAAAAAAAGAAAAAGATGTTGTTGTTTCTTTTATTGATCTTAAAACAACAACAAAAAGTCAATCAGCAAAAATGAACATGATATCAAGTAATATAAATAGTGTTGGCCAACAAATTTCCTTGTATAAAGATAATATGAATAATAGAAATTTTGTTATTGGCAATTTAAAAATATATTATTCTTATGAAGAAAGTTTAAAAATTAATTCAATATCCTCAAATTTTATTTATGCAAACATGCTTTATGAAAAGATAGAGGAAACAAAAGATGGGAATGAGTATAAATTTTTGCTAGTTAATGATGAATTTTCAAATGACAAAGAAGGTATTTTATCATTAAAAAGTGGTGATAATAATCAAAGTCTAGTTCAATTAACAAACAGCGAAATTGAAAACAGCACAAAAGAGTATATAGCTAATAGTGCTAAAAATTCATATATATCTAAAGTACTGGAAAGAATAGCTAAAATTATAGAAAGTGCTACAGGATTAGATAAAAAATTTAAAAAAAATATAATTGAAAATATGTTTTGGCGACTGTTGCCTAAAGATTTTATTGCTAATAAAAGTCATGACAGAATTAAGATAAACAAAAGTACTAATAACAGACACGAGAATTCGCCAATAAGAAAATACTTTACTAATGCTACTAACATAGATTCAGTTAAAGAATTTTATCATCAGCTTTATAAAATATCTATAGATGAAAATTCAGACTATTATCAATATGCACTAGACATAGCCTACGATATAATTAGTCAACATTATGTAGGTATTGAAATTGAAGAAGAATACGTTCCAGAAGGTTTTGGTATTAGAAAAGAGTTTGAAGAGAAAGAAACGTATGAAATAGAAAATATTAGTATAGAAGATTATAATAAAAAAATAATAGTTAGAATGAAAAACGCAGTAAATACTGCAATTGAAACAAATAAAAACGCACAATATGTTGGTGAACAGATTGTAAAATTTTTTAGGCCACGCACTAATAATAGGCCACTCACTAATAAAAAAATAAGCAATAAAAAAGATTACCAGTATGAAACAGAATTTTTTAGCAAAAACCCACAATGCTTAAGTAAAGCTGTAAGTGAAATAATTAAGTTAATAGTAACTATAGAATTAAAAATGCAGGAAGAAGATCGATTTAGTTTTAGACAAAAAATAATAAAAAAAATATATGACACACTAAAAATTTATTACATAGAGTGTATTGATTTATTAGACGAAAAGCTACGAGAAGAAGTGTCGGACAAATATGATGTTAAAGATAACATAGAAAGTTTGGTAGATGAATGCTGGAATGACTTTCTTGTTATTAAAGACAAGTCTAAATACATAAATAAAGTTTTTAATATAAATAATACAAATAAAATTGAAAGATACTGTAATACTTTCAATAAAAGACCTGAATCTTTATTGATTTTTTATCAGAAGCTTGTTAACTATTTATTAGATGATTTTAGTGTAATTAATGTATTTGTTAAATTGACAAATACTATTTTTAATTTATTTGAAAATCAAAATTTGAATTATTTCCAAAAAAAAGAAGAAGCTACTGTGTATAGATTTCAAGATTTAGCAATAGTAATATTTTTACATGATGTCTTGTTAATTAACGAAAATAAAAATATATCATTAACATATTATAATAGATTTATTAAAGCAGAGGCGAGTGCCAGCTTTAAAGATCTCGATGAAGCAGTAGAAGAATTTAAAAATAAAGTTAATAACAGTAAAAATTCTGTTGCGATGAAGTTAAAAATTATTAATTACTTAAAAGCAAATCAAGATGAAAATAGTATTTTTGTTTTAAAAAATTTAGATGAAAATTTAAAATACAATAAAAAAGAAAACTTACTTCGAGAAGTTTATAAACACTTATTTATATAAACTATATCAAACCAATATCTTCAAGATATTTTTCCGTAACTTTTCTATCTTTATCCCAAGTAGTTAAACCTTTTTTACCAAACCAATATTTTTCAAAGTCGTGCCATTTCATATACTGTTCTTCTGGATGACTTCCGCTAATACTTTTTTTATTTTTTGAGTTTTCATATATAAGACGTAATAAAACTTTTTCTAAGACACACTGGAGATGACTATCATTTTGCATTATATTTCATTCTCCACAAGGTTGTATTAAGCATCCTGCTTCGGGAAGTGAAGACATCATTGCCTCTTCACAAGTATTTGCAATGGATAATTCAGGTGCCCATGCCCATGTGTTCATCATAATATAACCGCTATGAACAGGTTCTCCGTTTAGCGTATAAGAAATAATCTCTGATAGCTTTGTATATCTACTTGTTTGTCTAAAGAATACACCATATCTTCCTCGAGGAATATATCCACTATAACTAAAAGTTGTGCTACTGCTATTTGAACTTACAATTGTCTGCGTTAAATTTTCGCTATTAGCTTCAGATACAACTTTACCACTGCTAATGCTTTCTGACATATTCCATATTCTATTAGAAGATAACGAGGATGACTCTGTTATTGAGTTTGACGTACTGCTTGATAAAACATAGGTGCCGCTTAAAGAGTGACTTTCTGTTGAATTCTGTGCACTGCCGTAAGTTCTTCCATTTTGAGAAGAACCGCCTGTTGAATATCCTCGAGAATTAGAGTCTGTTGTAGCATTTGAAGAAGAAGTACCCGTACCCCAACCTCTTTGAATACCTACGCTTGTTTCTACTTTACCGCTAGCCTTGGCAAGAAAAGGTAAAGAACCTTCTCCACTTACACCAACTGTTACAGATCCATTTACAGATGTATTTGAGTTTTCGCTTTCTGTTTGGCCTTCGGTTTGAGAAGAAGACTCACCTAAACTCCAAGACCAGTTTTCACCGTCAGAAGTAGAAAACTGTAAGTCATTACTATTACTTTCAGTATTTGAATTGCTAAATCCTTCTGACTGTGTTTCTGAATCTGAAAGTGATGAACTTAAAACTGTTGAATCTGTCTCTCCAACACTAATACCTTCTGATATTGCATTAGTGTTTGTAATACTATTACTATTTGACCACGTCTGGTTAATACCTATTGACACACTATTTTGACGAGTTTCAGATTCACTTTCTGAATATTGTACATTATTTCCTACAGAGCCTGGAATACAACCAGTCACAGGAATAGGCTCAAATACTTCAGCAAGTTCATGTTTTCCAAAGTGTTTTACTTCAATTGGTCTTACAACTCTTAGAGGAATTGCTGTTTCAATTGATTTGTTTTCTATGTCATATGCTACTACAACAATTTTGGCTAAATAAGACGAGTATTTATTTTTAATTTTTTCAAAGACTATATTTTCAATCCAATCTTTTTCAACAGGAGATGAATACTCGTTTTTTAAAACATAGTTGTTATTTGGTGTAATAAATCTATACTCTATTTTGACTGGCAAAAATTTATAAAATCTAATTGTTAATTTGTTTCTTACTTTTTCTAACACGTTTCCTGTAAGTAAGTTACATTGTATATTGTTGCCACACAAACTTTCTATAACAATAGAAGGCTCAATTGTTATAGGAACTTTTTTCGTTATTTCGTTATTTCCAGAAAACAATAAAGAAATATATAGATTTTCTCGAGTTCCTGGGTGTTTATTTAAAAACCGATTAATTACAAAATAATTACCAAAAGGTTGACTATTGTATTTTTCAATGACTGTATTGTCTTCTTTTACAAGTGAAGTTTCCACTAAGCTATATTCATTAATTGTTTCATAATAAATTTGTATTTGTTCACCTGAACTTGTTATTTTTTTAAAGTCAATATAAATATTTTCTTTCGGTTCTGAGTTTGCGCATGAAGAAAGCAAAATCAATAGCAGTAATAAATAGTTTTTCATTTTTTCTCTTTAGATATCTAATGTGTTTTTTATTTCTAATCTAACGTCATCAAGGCTCATTTTGTTGTCTAAACATTTTTTTACTATTTTTGAAGAAATATAGTCTGAAACGTCTGCAAGATCATCATAATCGTTTAGTGACATGTAAAGTGTATACAAGTCTTTCGTCATAGTAAGTGCAGTTCTTTTAGCCATGTTTCCTTCACGAGAATCAGACTTAATATGTCCATAGTCTAAGTTACGTCAATCATCATCGTATTTATGATTCATCTTAATCCTCTCTTCTTAAGTCTAAATCGTAAATGTCAAGAGACATTTCTTGTGTTTTATCACCTCTTTCAAATTTAGTTTCATAGTCAAACTCATGTAGTCTTCTTTGCTGTGATAGTTTGCACCATCTTTTAACTAAGTTTGATTGGTTCTCATTTAAACCATGTTTTGTAGCTAATTCCATAATATTTATGCTTTTAATTAAGTCACACTCTTCTTCGTTTAAGCTTGACTGCGCAAAACACTTTCCTATAGCTAAATTAATCTTGTCTTGTTTTTTCATGATCTCTCCTGAATTCATAAGTGTCTTTTTCGTTATCTTTGTTAAGCTCACTTATCTTGTTTGTTTTTTCTACTTTCCTTATATTCTTATATATTCTGAGAGATTGTATAATTGGCACAAGACCAAACCATTTAGTTTCCATCTTTAACTCTTTTTTGTTCTTTTTCTTCTCCGCGTCTTTTTAACTGGAGGTTCTTCTACTTTCACTTCTTCTTCAAGACTTTCTTTTTTTTCTACAATTTCTTTTAGTTGAATAATCTTTTCTGCAAAGCTTGCTTCTACTTTCACTTCTTCAACTTTTGTTTTTTCTTTTTTGACTACTTTAGTTTCCTTGATAGGTTCGAATACTTTTGTTTCTTTTTTCATTACGTTTTTACCATAGAAGTCTAACGCTTTATTGAAGTACTCTAATCCAGGAGTTATCACATTTCTACTTTCTAAAAAGCTGCAAAATAACTCATAATTTGCATTTTTCGTGTTTTTAATCCAATTAATTACATTAAACTTTTTTCGATTTAAAAACATATTATATTTAATTTTACTTTTCATTAAGACCACCTTTCATAATTTCAACTATAGAATCTTGGAAATCAGGTGATTGTGCAATCCTCTTTATTTCTTCAGCTGAGTATTTTACTCCGTAGTCACTTGAAATACCTTTAACCACTTTACAAAATCCTCGTGTAATAATATTTCTGACTGTATTGTGATTCATCTTGTCACCAGAACTAGTCATAATATTTGCTATTGTTCTATAATCTTGTCCGTTATAATTATTAGTTGTAACGTATTTCTTGTTTCTTACTGCTTTCATTATAGGTAATCCTTCATTTCTTGTGTTAGAGGAAAGTCTGTTGTATTGCCTGGATCTTCTTCTAATCCAAATCTAAGTCTAATAATTTTATCTTCTTTTGGAGAAAGTTTTTGCAAATTTTGTTTTATAATTCTCATAAGCTCTTTCTTTTCCAAAACATCAGCAGGATTAGAATAGAAAGACTCATCAGGAAGTTTGTCTTTTAAAGACAATACATCTTCAGATGTATCAGCATCATAGGAAATTGATTGTTTGTTTGCTTTTACAGTATAAGCAATCTTTTTAGGAGATTCTTCCAAAGCTTCAGCGACTTGTTTAATTGTTGGCTTTTTTCCTGTTTCAAGCTCAAGTTGATCAACTTTGTGTCTTATTTTTGAGTAAAGCATTCTTGAATGTGTAGGAACTTTAAAGCTACCTGTTTGTTCGTTAATATAAGATAAGGCAGCTTGTTTTATCCACCAACATGCATACGTGCTAAATTTATAGCCTAAATCAGGATCAAAACGATCAACTGCTTTAAGCAAACCTGTACTACTTTCTTGCAATAGATCATTAAAATCAACGTTGTTTCTATGATATTTCTTTGATATAGAAATAACAAGTCTGTAGTTTGATTCAACGAGTTTTTGTCTTGCTTTTAAATCGCCATTTTTTGCCTTTTTAGAAAGCTCAAATTCTTGAATCTTAGTTAAAAGAGGGTTGTTTTTGATAATATCACTAAATTCTTTATTTAAAAGTGTCATTTAATATTCCTTTTTTTATGTATAATAATTAAATGTCAATAACTATTACACGTTTAGGTTCTAACTCGTTTTCTTTTTTGTTTTTCTTATGACGATAATAGTCGTCTTCTATTTCTAGCTGCAAGAAAGGACGTTCTTCTTGACTTTTTTGTTGTTTGCGGAGTGAATTAATTATTAAACTATCTATTACAATTTCAATATTTTTCATACTCGCCCCTTTCAAAGGCTTATATTAATACATATCGTCTGATAATTGTACTAATTGCATTTCATTACCATAGTTGTTTTCTCCTAATATTACACATCCAACGTTTAAAAGAGAGTTTGCTACACTTACAGCATTTTTTAGTGCTGTAGCGGTTACCTTTTGAGGATCAATTATTCCAGCCTCAATCATATCAACATAGTCTTCAGATCTTACATCATATCCCCAATTCCAGTCAGGATTTGCTTTAATCATTTCAAATATATAGTCAACAGACTTGTCAGCATTCTGTAGTATCTTCTTAAGAGGTGACATACAAGCATCTGACAGGACTTTGCAAACTGTCTTTTCTAAGAGGGACTCGCAATCTTTAGCATCTTTTTCTAGCTTAAGCCCAGCTTTAGCCAACGCAATTCCTCCTCCTGGGAGGAAGCCACTTTCAATTGCTGCTTTTGTAGCATGTAATGCATCATCAATTCTATCAACAAGCTCGAGAAGTTCTGATTCTGTATGCGCGCCAATTGATAATACGGCAACAACTCCTTTGTTGATAATAAGGCGTTGTTTCAAGAAAGCCTCGTCTTCTTTAGAAATATTTTTATTTTGTAATTGACTTTCAAGATCATCAGCTATTTCTTTAGAATCATTTGTAGAAGAACATTCTACAAATAAAGTACTGTTGTGATCTGTTTCTATTTTCTTACAAGATCCAAGATCAGAAAGCCCTAAGTTATTAACTTCAGACTCTTCTAAATCGTAAAATACTTTCGTACCTAACGATGTTGCTAAGTCTGAAAGGATTTGTGTTCTTTTCTCTCCGTAAAAAGGAGACCTTACAGCACATAATTGAAGTAAGCCTTTTGAAACATTGGCAATCAAAGCTTGAATTGCTTCTTGCTCATAGTCATTTGCAATAATAAAAAGTGGTTTGGATGATTGATGAGCTTTTTCTAAAACAGGAAGAATCTGTGTTAAAGAATTAAGCTTGCAAGAAGCAATCAAAACTAAAGGATCTTCAAGCATACACTTAGACTTTGCAGTATCAGTAACAAAATAAGGAGAAATATAACCCCTATCTATCTTAACTCCTCTTACAAGTTTAAGATCTGTACTCGTAGTCTTAGACTTTTCTACTGTAACAAGACCACTCGATCCAACTTCAGACATAGCGTTAGCGATAAGTTCACCAATGTAATCATCACCATTTGCTGATATTGTTGCAACCTGTTTTATTTCATCATTAGATGATACTGTTTTTGACTTTTCTTCAAGATAACTAATTAACTCATCTGACTTGCTATTTAAAATCTGGGTTAATTCTGATGGTGATCCTATACCTGTTTGTAGCGCTTGCGAAGATTTAAAGTATATTTCTTTAGCCAACACTGTCGATGTAGTGCTGCCGTCACCTGCAGTAGTAGCAGTGTTTTCACTTGCTTGTCTTAAAAGCCTAGCACCTAATGATTCGACTCTATCTGTAAGATTTACATGCTTTGCAACTGTTGCACCATCTTTAGTAAGATGTGGTGGCTCATTGTTTTTTTCTATAAGCACAAGCTTTCCTCTTGGACCCATTGTCGAAGAAACAGCATTACATAGCTTTTCAACACCTGCCTTTAGAAGAAGTTGTGCTTCTTCGTCAAAATAAATTAAATCTGCCATGTTACCCCTTTAGCAACTGTGATTTTTGATTTGATTCTGTAATTGAATTATTCTGTAATTTTTCAATTACACTTCTATCCAACATTCTTCTTTCTTTAGAGATTACGTTCTCTGCAAGTAAAAGATCACCTTCTTCTACTGCAATCTCTTCTTGCGTAATAACTGCTGTTTCTCTTAACTGTCTTTGTAAATAATCACTTACTGCTGGCATAAATACTGTCCTTCTATTTCTAATTTTTTAAACGTGTTTTTAAATTTTTCCCAACTTTTTTCTTTTGAAACTATAGAATTAAATTCCATGTTGGTAAATTCTTCTTTTAGATTATCCCAATCGCATCCTAAAGGCGTCGAATAATATGTAAAGCCACTGTCACTTTTAATATCATGAAGCTTAATCATAAATTTATTATGTTCGAGCTTTTCTTTTTTTTCTTCTGTGTCTAAAAAGCTTTCTAATAAGTTTTTGTTTTCACAAAGGTTCATCGCTTTTTTGTCGCCCACGCCTTTAAATCCTACAATATTATCACTTGCGTCACCTTTAAGTGACTTCCACAAAACGTAATCATAATCAGGCTTTTCTAAATTTTTCTTCCTAACAGGATTATATAGAGTTACATTTTCATTAATACACTGAATAAAGTCTGTGTCTGATGATATTATTGTTACGTTTTCATTTTTAAATTTGTTGGCAAAAAAACCAATGATATCATCACATTCATAATCATCATGCTTGACAATTTGAATAGGAAAATAATTGTTTAATATTCTTACAATTTCTTTTCTTTGTTCACTAAAGTTGTCTTTGTTATTGTAGACTCTTTGTCCTTTATACTCAGGATCAGCTTTCAATCTTTTAACTGGCATGCCTTCCAAAACAAAGTACGTTTTGTCAGGATTAAATTTTTCAATTAAAGGTCTAAGTCCTCTAAAAAAATTAAATATAGCAGAATACTCACCTTTGTTCATTCCACTATATCTTGCTCTGTACATTAGATTATAACCGTCAAGTAACAGTATGTTTTTCATGTTTTTTTTTATCTTCTTCTAAAGGGGTTTCGAGAACTCCAGTCAAGTTGTCAACATTTAATTTTGCTTTTTGACCATTGCCTAAATCAACTAATAAAGAATTTTCTTCTTTTTTGTGATCACTATTAATTATATCATCAGCAGTTTCATCTTTGCACGCACTATTATCTCCTGGGAAATATCTGTCAATTACTTTGTTTGTTTCTTGAAGCATGTCGCTTATAGCATTATGAGCGTTACTCACAAGATGATCTCTTAGCTTATCTTGATCGTCCCAAATATTGTCTACCTTGTCTAAGTCAATTTTGGATTGATTTTTTCCTGGTATAATAACCTTATAATTTACAGTCTCATCTTCAAGAGTCTTAGTTATAATTTGTTCTGATACTTTCAGAGGTATCACTTTAAATTTATCTTCTAATACTGTGTATAGAATTTGTCCAACTTTATACATAATTTAACCTATTGTTTTTATAGATTATAAATTATAATAACAAAATGTATAAGACTAATTTAAATTTTTATTAACACTTTCTGTTATTCTACTTCCTTCTATGATTGCAGCTTCCAGAGGTTTTAAACCTAAAGCTATTCTTACTTTATCATAATCTTCTGCACTAAGTTTATCTTTAAGCTGGAGCATACTTGCATATGAGTGTAGAATAATTTCTTTTTCTAATTCTTCTTCTTGAATTTTTCTTGACTCATACATAAAAAGAACTGTTGGCATATTCTTATCTTCAGGCACATCAATAAAGGGTAGCCCTGCAGTTAACCCGTCTGCAGTCTCTTCGTACATAATTTCAGGTTTCCAATTTTTATTATTAATCATTTAATTTTATTTACTTTCTTCTTCTTCTTCGGAAGATTCTTGAAATTCTTTTTCAGCTTCAACTTTTAGCTTTTCTATTAAAGATTCTAACTCACTTTTTTTATTGTTAAATCCTGCTAATGCTTCTTCACTATCTGCAATAGCCTTAGCAATAAATTTTATTTGAGAATGATATTTTCTTCCTTTATTGTAATATTTTTTGTAATCAGGATCAACAGTTTCTAAAATTTTAACAAAGTCAATGTCTTTTAACTCGTTTTTATACTTTGCAAATATTTCATTTTTAAACATATTCTCTATTTGATTATTTGATTTTACTATTTTTAGCACTTCAGATGTATAATCAAGAGATTTAAACTGAGTGCCATATTTATTAATCATGTCTAAAAGACTTTCTGATTTAACTAGTTCTTTTTGATTAGGCTGTTTTATTTTGTCTAAAGTTTGATTAGAATTTTTCATGCCTTGAGACTTAAAAGAAATTATTTGTTTAATTAAATCTCCTTTAATTAGTTCATAATTTGACTGGTATTCTTTATTATATTTTGTTGCTATGTCGTTTGTTTCTTTTATTATAGGCAATATTCTTGTAGATATATTGACTTTTATACTTTCTATATCGTTTGTTGTATCTTCTTTAGTAACCAGTTCTTTTAATGAATAGTGATTAAGTTTGACAATTGCATTCATTAATGTCAAATCAATGTAAGTTTTAGCATGACATAGATAATATACTTTTGAGTATTTAAGATAATCATGAATCAGTCTGGAAGTTTTTTTAATAAAGAATTCTTCATTACTTAAAGCTTTTTTTTCTAATACTAAATCATTTCCTCTTATAACAAGAGTACTGCTTAAAAAATCTTTTCTCGAATAAGATTTGCTTTCCTTTACTTGTAATAGAATGTCATATGCATCAAGAATACTTTTCTTTAAAGTTGAATCGCAAAGTCTACTTGAAAAAGTATTAAGTGATACCCATACTTCTTTTTCGATAATTAATTTTTCTATTGCTTCATAACCCGCACCATCTATAAAGCTGTCAAGTACTGCTTCAACTTCTTGCCCTGGATCACTTAAAATACTTAGCTCTCTTCTTCTTTTTTTCTTAGCTTCTTCTGAGTCTTTTGAATATACCCTGTCTCTTAATTTTTCTCTATTTTCTTGATCAAGTTTGTAATATTTACTAATAACTTTTAATATTTCTTTAAAGTCGGTTACTTTGTCAGGCTTGCTGGCCTTCTCAATATACTTTAACAATACGAGTTTATTTGTTCCTTTACCTAGTCCACCTATAGATATTTCTGCTGCTAAATCTTCTGATTGTAAAGAAGAAGAAATACTTATATTTTTTCTAATAATTGTTGATAAATCTTCTCCTCTAAGTGAATAAACAGCCATGATTAGATTATGATATGCAATTTCAGCTCTTTTTTTAATCACTTTTATTCTATCATCTTTGTACTTGTCTTCATCTCTTGCATCAACTACTTTGTCTTTTAATATTTCACCAGACTTTTGAGTAATTAAATTTAATGTATTGAGCCCAGGCGCTGTAAGATTGAGGAACGTAGACGCATCTGCAGCGCCTGGTTGAGCTGCTATTAACGTATCTAAGTTACTTATGGCTTTTTGATTTTCTCCTGCAACCCACTTTGTAGTTTTATCAAGGCCTTTAATAATACCGCCTTCTCTTTTTATATTTTTATATAGTTTCCAACTAAGACCAATTGTATTTTGCCAAGCACTTTTAACTAAAGTCCCAATTCCTTTGTATTGATCCATTACTGCTTTTCCAATTGACTTAACGTCATCTAAAAAAGCTCCGTATTCTGTACCTGCCTCTACAATTATTTTGTCATTTTTTATTTTAATTTTCGACGTGTTTTTGTGATTCATCTAGCACCAACTTTATTTTATACTTTTGTTTATAAATATCAATTAATTTTTTCTCAAAATCGTTAATAGCATGCTTTTTTGTTTTTGGATGTCTTGTAGAAAAAAATCTTCTAAGCTCTGATCTTGAATATCTAACAATATATTTTTTTATTATTAACCAGTCATTTTCTTTATAGACATCTGCAATCTCATCCATTAATTCTAAAATGTTTTCGTGTATTTCCAATTTAATAAACCTTTGGTAAAAGCAAATAGCTATTAGATTCTATGACACTTTCAGATAAATTAAATTGTTTTTTGTAAAATCCATTTGGTATTGTTACTATTTTTTTGTTAATATGATCATACACTAAAAGACTATAATCAGTTTGATTATCTAATACATTATCATTAATAAATTTATGTAAATAAAGACAGTAATCATAAATAACAGACCAATCATTGTCTTTATAGTTTTTGTTAGAAAAGTCTTTATACTTTAATTTAGACTTGTGTAAAGAAAGACTTTTACATCTTTCTAATTTTTTCAAACAAGTCCAATACTTAAAATCTTTTTTGCAAAGGTTATTTCTTGTTTTTAAGACTTCCAAGTTATTTATTTCAAAAAAAAAGCTTTTAGTTTTTAGTTTTTTGTTTTCACTTCGTTGTGCTGACATTGTGCACAAACTAATAAAATAAATTTCTGTACTATTGTTAACAAAAACAGCACATCTATTTGGAAAACTTTTTAATTTAAAATGATCTTCTAAATAACTGCTGTTTAATAGTTCTTCGTAATACTGTGCAAATCTTAAAAAAATATTTTTTTTTGTTTCTGACTTCAAGCTATTGTAGTTTTTTAAGCATATCCCGTCAATGTCAAGCAAACTTTTTGAGCCAAAGTCAATTACATATTTACTTTTTTCTTTTGAATATCTTATACAGAAGACAAAACCTTCAGCCTTTTCATACACACCGTTTTTTTCTATAAGCCTGAAAATATTGTTTGTTATAACATTAAGATTTGTTGAATTAATATGATTTATTAGTTCAAAAGGATAATAAATCTTAGAAAACATTTTATTTGTTTTCGATTAACACTTTTAAAATATTTGATTTGTCTTGCTTCTTAACTTCTCCTACTACTATCGGAGCTGCTCTATCAACTTCTTGTCCTTGTTTTTCAGCTGATACTCTTTTTTCAAAAGACTTTTTCTTTTCTTTACTAGTTGTCCCTGATCTTTTAATAACAAATGTCAGATCTGAAGGTGTTTGCGCTGTTTTGCCTTTTACACCTAGCGAAGGCTGTGTTATATGAATTAAACTTTTAAGAAGTATATGCAAAACTTTTTTTTCTTCACCTGTTAATTTCTTAAAATAGTTTTTTAACTCAATACTAACTTCTTTGTCTGTAAAAGAATGTGCAGCTCTAAATTGATTTAAATCATCAATAAGTTTTTCATAACTAGCAGCATCTGCAAGATTAATAGAAGATACTCTTTCTTCTTTTTCTTCATCTTGATCTAACTCTTTATCATCCATTACATCATCATCTTCTTTTTTGTCTTTGTTTCCTTTTATATCTTCTTTTGAATTACTTTTATTTTTAGCAACCAGCTTTGATCTTTTCATTTCGTCATAAAAAGAATCAGCATCCGACATTTTTTCTTCATACGGCACTTCAATATCTACATCTGAAGACTCGATAATAACATCTTCAAACAAAGAAAACAAGTCTAATTTATTGCTCATTTTTTTGCTCCCATTTTATTTGATTTTGCCACCTTTCACGATAAAGCTCAGATCTTCTTCTACGTCTTTCATCTTCTTCAATGACATCTTTTGGAGAATGTTTTTCTTCTAAGTACTTTTTGTTTCTCTTGGTGATATCATCGACAAATTTATCAAATTCAAAACTCATTTTCTTCTCTTTCTATTGTTATGTTAACTAAATAATTATTATCTTTTTCTATACAGATTCTGCTAAAAGACAATTTATTGTTAAACTTTCTTACAATTCTGCCGCTACTTTTAATATAAACTTCTTCTATCGGATAAACAAGCATATGCTCAACAATATTTGAACTGCAAAGAGCTTTTAATTTATATCTGTTTTTTGTTTTTTTAATTTTTAATAAATCCATATTGAAAGAATTATTGTTTATAACTGCGTAAACCTGGATGCCTTCTACAGATTCAAAAGAAAGCCTTTCTTCAAGCTCTTTAGACAACAAAGACATTTTATCTGCTTCTTCTATTGCAGCTTTTAAATCATCTAAATCTAAACTATTTAAATCTTTCATGTTAATCTTCTTTGGCATAGTAATAAGAGACATCTTTTTTGATTTTGTCACAGTCTTCTTTGGCTTCAAACTCAATTTCAGATAATTCTGGTGACAAAGACCTTATAATTACAGCAACTACATCACCTCTGCATCGAAACTCAAGGTCAGCATCAGTTTCTCTGTTATATTTAATTAATTGTACAATAAATGCTTCTTTTGTCTTTCTCTCTTCAAATTTAAACTTTTTTCTCAAAGAGTTTTTCTCAATAAGCCATGTATTCTTTTTCGTCTTAAGCGGCATTTCAAAAGAGTCACCAACAGGTTGTATTATTGTTTTTTTATCTGAAAGATAATTTTCCATTAGATTTTGTAACATCATTATATTAAACCATAGGACTTACATTTTTAATGCTAGTTGTTATTGTTTTGTCATCACCCGACTCAGGATCAGCAAAAATAATAGTTATTGTACTCTTACTTGGTTCTATGTCAATCTTATTATCTTTATATACAAGATTTACATCGTCAATTTCTGCTGCAATGCTCTTGCCAGAATCAGGATTGTTGTATATAACTTCTAAAAGACTATCATCTTCTAAGTAAGAATAGTCTGTATACATTTCTTTTCTTGCTTTAGCCATGTCAGACGTATAAGTCCCAACATCTTTTAGTCCTTCTCTACCAGTTATTTCTTTGTAGGCTTTAAACAAATAAGGTGCACCTTTTATAGACTCTGGTTTTCCTTTATCAATTGGACTTTCACTACCCATGCCATGTGTAATTCCCTTGATTTCTGTAGGATTTCCTAGCGCAGTTGAAGGATTTTTCATGACATCAGAGTAATATTCTCTAAGCATTGCAGATTTAACAAACATCAGTTGATAAAAGTCATCACTTTTGCCTGAAATGTATTTTTTAAATGTATTCATATCTTCTTCTGCTAAAACGCTTAGACTTTCCCAGACAGAACCGATTACACCGTTTTTATCTAAGCAGTCATTCATAAGCTTTTCAATATCAGATTCATCAAAGTTACTTAAAGAAATACCTTTTCCACTTGCATTATATTTTTCAATAACTTTTGGCATTTTTTCTATGAAATAATCTTTTCTTTGATTAAGCTCAACATCAGGTTTATTGATTACGTTACCTTTTTCTTTAATGCCTGTTCTTCCCATAACCCAATATATAATTGGATTAAATAAATCTTTTCCTTGATCTTTCTTTACTTGACGTGATTGTTGTCCTATTTGAAGATCTTTTCCAATATTTAAGTTTGAATAGTTAAAATCAAAGTATTCTTTGACAGCATATGCTAATTGTGCTTCTGCTTTGTTCCATATGTTGTTTGCATAAAAATCTTTTAAAAACCAAGTTGTAAATACTCTATATGAAGTCATTCCCATAATCATCTCGTTCATATCTTCAATATCATCTTCGTCAAATAATTGACCCATCTTGTTTTCAAGCGCGTAAGCTGACTGAGAAAAATAGTCTCTCATAACTTCAGGATTAGTTAAAAGTCTTTCAATTTCCAAGAAAGCTTTTTTAGCACTTTCATCTTCACTTGAAATTTGTGTATCTCTTGAAACAACCTCATCCACGAAATTAAGACTTCTAATTGCGTCAATATATTTATTTCCTAAGACAGCATATATCTCTGATTTTTTTTCAACGTCTGTGTTGAAAAACAAAGCTTTAAACCATGCTTTAATCATGTCTTGTCTAACTGCATTTGAGTCTTTGAAACCCCCTTGTGAAAGATTTGCTATGTCTCTTTGACTTAACGCTTTATCAAAGTCAAAGCCGTCTTGCCCATATTTTGACCATTCCTCTTTAGATAATCTTCCAGTTTCAACGTCTAACTCGTCTAAATCGTAAGCAACATCAAGCATCTTTTCGTATTCTGCTCTTTTTGTTTCTGTAAAGTCTGATTGCAATGTAATATTTTTGTAAGTGTCAAGCCACCTATTTGCGTTATCTAAAGATTTTTTCTGCCTTTCATCTAATTCTTCACCTCTTGATTTTTTTGCTTCAAAAGCAGTAACTACTTTATTAGCAAATGCGTGCTTCTTTATAAAGTCAAGAGCTACTCGAGGTTTAACCTTTCTTATATCTCTATTCTTAAGATATTCTCTTTCCAATTCAGACTTCTTTGCAGAATACACAGCTGCTTGCTCAGCGGTCGCATAGATATATTCATCAGATTCATCTTTACCTCCAGCAATCATTTCTTCTCTATCTTCACTCCACTGCTTATATTTGTAGTCATACAAGTCTTCAAGATAAAGCTTGAGTTCCTCACCAGACATATATTCTGGCTCGTTCGCACTTGGGTTTTCTGGATACTGACTTCTTAATAACGCTAAGAAACTTTCAACATTACTTCTTTGAGAACCAGCTGCTTCCTTTAGTAGCTTTATTAATTCTGTCTCGCTCGGACCATGATCAGATGACAATGATATGATGTCTTCGTTATTTCCAATATTTTGAATTAAAGCCGTAAGCTTAACTTTAATTATATTTTTTTCATCTTGATCTAAATCACTTGGTGAAGACGTAAATCTTTCCTTGTTCTTTTTTAGACTTTGCTTTTTCATTGCAGCAATTTCGCTATTTATAAATTTTTGCTGTATGTTTAAATAAAAGAATGTCTGCTGAATAATGTCTAATTTTCTCATTGCAGCATTTATATCTGATTGTTCATAATTGTCTTCAAAAATTAATTTATATTTTGAAATTATTGAAAGTTTGTCTTCTTTTGAAACTTCTTCTAAATTTTCTCCAATATGTTTATAATGCCCACCACTAAAGCTTTTTACAGCATCACTTCTTGCTGCAACCTTTGCAGCTTGAACAGCTTCAGCTTCTGTTGTAGGTAAATAAAAATTAAGCTCATCTCTAATAAAAGGAATGTTTTCTTTTTTAAGAAGCCAATCATAATGATCAAAAATAGCTTTAAGCTTTCTGTTATACTTCATACCCCTTTCAGGCTTGATAGACTCCATCTCTTCTTGAGAAATTCCGCTATATTGACTTTTATCTTTGGATCCTAAACTGGCTTTTTTTGGGGTCGATTTTTTTGGAGTATTATCTGATTTACGTGTAAGCTTAGATGGTTCTTTATCTGTAGGCAAAGGAGATAAAAATTCGCTTGCATCAAACGTGTTTTTATTGTCATTTGACTCAAATAAAATATTTATATCATTTGAAATTGCAAACTCAAGTGCTTCTTTTAGCTTGTTATCTAATTTTGATTTAAAAGAACCAAGATTAATTGCAGAAGTTAGTTCTTCAAAAAGATAGTCTTCTCTCGAGCTGTTTACTAAATTATTATATTCTTTTAAAACTTTAACAATTTTTTTTGCGTTTTTCTTGTTTAACTTTCTTAAAGACTTTTCGAGCAAAGTCTCAATATTTTCTTCTTTGGGTAGCGTGCCATTTGTATTAAACAAAGCGTTTATAAAACACAAAGATTCTGAAACTAAATCAGAATCTTTGCTAATTCCAATACCAGAAAGTGCTGATAATAGCAAGTATTTTCTTCTAAAAGATGAAGTTTTATTTTCCAACAGTCTATTAAGACGATATGATGTGTTGTTACTCATTTAAGATTCTTTCACTTTCTGTATAATTTTCTTTAAGTTTTTCCAGACCATTTTAGCTTTTTTAGAATTGATATCATTCTTATGCTGAATTAGAATTGTATTTGATGATTTTATAAGTTCATCAAAACCTCCAGGCTCATATTCTTCATCGTCCAGATAATCATGATCAATTCTTTCTGTAGAAACAATAGGCATAACCTCTGAGGGTTTTATGGGCTTATCATCTACATCTTCTTCCCAAGATTTCTGGTATTCGCCGTCACCATCGATCATAGGTCCATGACTGTTTTTTCCTTTTGTTGAATTTTTATCGCTTATAGTTGAGTCGTACTCAGGTGAGTAACTTACCTCATTTATACTATTTTCAAACAATAAAGATTCTGCTAATTGTCTAAAATCTTTAACCTTAATCTTCATTATGCAATCCTGATTATTTATAATACTTAATTATTAGGAAATTAATGTTTAATGAAAAACTTTCTTTTTTTTCTCATCTAAAGATTTATCATCTTCAGAAACTTCTTCGAAAAGGTCGTCATACAATTCTTCTTTAACATGTTCTTCTTCTTTTAAAGATGTCATATTATTTTTAAGATTATCGTATCCTACTAAAACAACTTTACCGTTTAATACATAATTTATTACACTATAAAGTTCTGTGATTGCATTTGTAATTAGTCCTATGTCGTTTGAATAATTTTTCCTATAAGCTTCAAACGTTGAAATATAAGTTATTATTTCTTTAGAAAGACTTTTTTGCTCTTCTGACGCAATTGCTATTGTTTCTATATCTTTTTTTAAAATTAAAATTTCTTTTCTTAATTGTGAGTTTTCTTCAATGATGTCATCAATTAAAGATATTTTTTCACAATATTCTTCAAACTTACTTTTTAAATGGCGAATTTTTTTCGATAGCATCATAAAGCTCTTTCGTGTCTATATTTTTTAATTTAGAAAGTTTTTCATCCTTTAAATTGCTGACTTTTTCTTCAACTAAAGAATGAATATGAGAATCACCATTTATAAATGACTCTGCCATCAAACAAAAAAACTTTTGCATCGATAATTCTTTTAAAAACAAATTAGCTCTAAGCTTCTTGTGAATCATTCCGGGCAATTCGATATGAATAGTTTTGTTATTAATAATTTTAGCTGTAATTTGTTTTTCATTTAAAGACATTATGACTTTCCTGCAGATGACGCTCCTACTGCTGCATTATATTTAGTTGGCTTCTCTTGTATACCTATTTGAGAACTAGGATCTATTTTTTCAAGCTTTTTATTTAGAGAAGCTTTAAATTGCTTTATAATGTCTGCAGCTTTACTAACATCAGCTGTTCTTGCAATATCTTTAACAAATTTATCATAAATAATTTCACTTTTTTTATAGAAGTTGTCAAATTTTACTATTTGATGTAACGCATCTTCAGCTGCTGCCTCCGGATCAATTTCTGCGCCAAGAGGTTCTTGAGATCTTGCTTTAAATGACTTGTCTTCTAAATCTTTTATTTTTTCTTCGTAGTCTTGCAACACATCTTCAATTTCAGAAGTTGCATCTTCTTCGTTTTCTTTTTCTTCAAACAGCATGAAAGAAGAAATATTTGTAGACCTTGCGTAATGTGACAAATCCAAAGCACCAACTACAGCGTCAGCTGCAATTTTTGACCTTTTATTATTTATTCTATCTATTTCACGATCGTTTCGCGCTATCGAAAATAGTTTTTCTCGTATTTCTTGGTTAGGATCTTCTTCTTCTTTCTCTTCGTCATCTCCTAACGATTCTAACGGATCGTTTTCGCCTTCATCACCCCCGATTGACGATAATTCATCTTCATCACTGTTTTCTTCGTCTCCAAAATCAGCGTCAAATGGATCATCAACATCATCGCTAGAAGATTTTTCTTCTTTTTCTTCTAACAACAATGATAAAGACAAACTACCATGTTTAGACAAAGATTTACTTACTAAATTTGAAAATTTCATGTTATTACCCTAAGATCTTAGATATTTTTTCTGTTTTTTTAATACGATTTTCGATAACTTCCCAGTTTAGTTCTTTCATCATACCGTAGACGTATGTTTTTCTATCTTTGAGATAGTCTCTATAGTAACTATGTTCCCAACAATCCATTACAATTACAGGCATCATGCCTATCATAACATTTAAGCTATGCAAATCTATTACTGTGTTCATGTACCTCTTAAGATAAGGATTGTAAAAAGTAACGCACCAGCCATTCCTTGCAGACAAACAGCATGCTACAAAGTCTTCTTGCCATTTGTCAAAAGTCCCAAAGTCTCTTGTCAACTTCATATAAGAAAGAGAATCCATGTTAACTTGACTATTTAAATCACTTATATTTTCAAAGTACAAACCGTGCAAAAAAGCTGCGTTATGGTTGTAAGACTCATCAACTTTTAATCCTCTAAATTCTGAATGGTTTAAGTTTGCAGCAGACTTATCTACACCGTCAATTTTTGCTGATACTTTATTAAGTGTTTCTATATAACTTTCTAAAAGTTCTTGATGTGACTTTTTTGTTTTCTCTGATAAAAGCTCTGTTTTTAAATCAAATTTTCCTGCTTGCGTAACATAAGCTTCACTAATAACATCTTCGTTAACGACGTTACTTTTGTTTTTACTGTTATTGATTTCTTGTTGTATTAATCCACTTTCTTTTAAAGTTTCTGCTACAGCATTTTTAATAATTTCGTTTATGTTCATTATTGTATCTCAAATCTATTTTTAAATTCATTACTTGGTATTAATATATATTTTCTTGGAGGAAGTTTAATACCTTGTTCTTTACTGCTATCTTTATCTTCACTCGATAAAAGTTCAAGTTGATCGAAATTATTGTCTACAGGAGAAATTTCTCTTCCTCTATCTCCAACTCTACTAATAAATTCTATCTCGCCAGCCTCATCATAGTCAGACTCAACCATAGGAGAATCAGCACCTTTACTATACGCTGCAGCTCTAAACTCATCAGGTAAAAAAAGTTTAAAGAATTCTTCACCATTTTTCTTTACAATAGAATGAAAAATATACTCACCACCACCCTTTTTTTCTCTCACTTTTAAATTTTCCGCATCAAACCAAACATCAGTACCATAGCTTGTTTCACGCGGCACTTCCTCTTTTAAAAAATGTACAATTCTCTTTTCATACTCTTCTTTAAGAATCTTCTTCATTACACTATTTGTCAACTTCATATTTCAAACCCTATCTTAAATTCCAAATACTTTTGTAAATATTTTGCAATTCTTCTGATTCTTTTAAAATTTTATTTACTAATCTTCTCTCACCACTAAGTACTTTTTGCTTCAAGCCCATCTTTTTACTCTCTACAATTTTTATTTTTTCCATAGAATTAATTGCTTTTAATTTTTCTGCATTATATTCTTTTTTAAAATTATCTAATTCATCGTCATTTTGGAATTCAAATTCATTTTGACCTTTAGCGACGTTATTATATTTAAACTTGTCACCACACTTATTTACGACGCTTCCAAACATTATAGCAAATCCATCAGCGGAGAAGCTGCTTATTTTATTGTTTAATCCTACACTTTGTAAGACATTATTTATTTGATTTTGTGATAATATATTATTAGCGTCACATAACTTTTCACTTAAACGTTCTATATAATAAGGTACAAAAAGTCTTCCTAAACTTATATATTCATCGTTAATACAATAAATTTCACCCCAACTAATAATTTCATTCCTAATAAACACGTCTATTAAAGATGCTTGTGAATTGTTATCTTTGTTGTCATTACTTTCTGTAATTTTAAAGTAATTTTTAAGCTTAGAAACAAAACTTTGTTTGTCAATCTTGATATCAAACTTGTATGAAACTTTATCAATTAAGTAAGCATTGTCAAAAGGATTTGTTAAAAGAGTGTTATAGACCTTTTTAACGGTAGCTTTTGACATTTCAGGTAAATTATCTCTTCCAGTTTTAATAGCAGTTTCAATTTCTCTATCAATCTCTGAAAGTTGTGGTTCTTCTTTAGCAACAACTTTTGCTGCATCTTTTATTGATCCACCAGCTTTTTGTATTTGTTGAAGCTTTTGACCAATTTGCGGATTGTTAATCATCATCATAACAAAAGCTAACATTGGATCACCACCACAATGATTAAGAAGAGAGACAAATTGATTAATATCAAATTGAGCATTTGAATTTTGAGGCACACCACTTCCGGCAACAATAGCTTCGATTTCACGAGAAGCTACTTCTCCTTGTTTAGCTTCCCTATTAACAATCATTTCAGCTTCAACTTCTGCAAGGTTTAGCTTTTTAAAGTTATCTATGCCTTGAACTTTTACTCCAAAGTTTTGTTCAACAAATCCTGCCATTGTACCAATTAAAAAGTTTTCTGCATTTTTAAATTCTTTTGAAGCAGGATCCAATTCAGAACCATAAACAAGTGCACCTGTTGATTGCAAAATAGATTGAAGTCTTTTAGCTGTAATTTGATTTTTACCTTTTGGATTAACATCTAATTCAAGCTCTTCAAATAAAAGATTTGATAAGCTACCCATAATAAATCTGTTTTCAACATTAAGGTCTTCTATACCTTTAACATCCTTAACAAGAGAAACAATTGCTGAAGCTAAAGAATTAACTTCTTCAGCAGTAGCTTTTTTAAGCGCAGATTTTCGTCCTGCTATTACATCATCACCACTTATTCTATTAATAACACTTGCAGGAGACTTACTCTTTATAAAACCAAAGAAGCCACCTGATTGCGCTTTTGCATATACTTCCTTATCTCCAGCTTTATTAATTTCCTTATATCTTTGCTTGTCATACTTTTTCATCATTCCTGCACATATTCTTGCAAGATCGTCTTCAATCGCAGATATAATCATTTCGTCTGAAATGTTGTCTTTTTCTGCACCTTTAAGCTTTTTAAAAGCAGGAGACTTCTTAATCTTGTTCATTAAGACATTAGAAGAAACTTGATCTTCCACACCACCTGCAACATCTCCACCAACAGAAGAAACTTTTTCCAGGTTTCCTCGTATGTCTATTCCTAACTCTCCTAGCTCTTTCTTGTACTTCAATACAGTTTGACAAATAATGTCAGCAAAAGCAACAGCAGGCAAAGCAGCAAAGTTTGTTTTCTCTAATGCAGACGATATTTCTCTAACATTAAACTTTTTAGGATTCAAAACTGGCCAAGCAAGAGCTAATAGCTTAGTAGCTAACAAATATAAGTTAAACGTTCCTAAGTCATAATCAATGTCACTTTTATCTCCTGCACTCGGGAGAACGTCTTCTTTGTCCCCTCCATCAATTTCAGTTTTCTTATTATTAAGCTTTTGAAGAATACCAGCATCATCAGAATCATTTTCGCCTGTTAATCTTTCTATTCTTTTTGTTAGTTCACTATCAAAATCAGTCTTTTGTGTAGCAGTTAATTTTGCATAATCTGTCTGTACAAGTTCATCGTTTCCTAAGTTACCAAAATCAGCAGGATCATCGACACCTTTGCTAATCTTAGCTACATTTGATTTATCAGTAGGAGTAGTCACTTGATCAGTAGGAGTAGTCACTTGATCAGTAGGAGCATCAGTAGGAGTAGTCACTTGATCAGTAGGAGCATCAGTAGGAGCATCAGTAGGAGTAGTCACTTGATCAGTAGGAGCATCAGTAGGAGCATCAGTAGGAGTCACATTGGATCCAGATGCTTTACTAATTTCCTCACTATTGCTTTCAATAGCTTCACTACTCATAGGTGCAGAATAATCTTCCGTAGCTGAAGGAGGCACTGAGGTTGAAAGTTTAAATCCTTGAGGCATATCTTTCTGTGCTAAAGATTTTATATCTTCAATAGTCGCTGATTGGGGGTCAAATTCAATCTCGCCACTATCATTTAAACCAACTGGTAGTAATTTAATACCATTTTGATTTAAAGTAAAAATATCATCTTTTAATCCTACATTGGTATCGGAATCAGTAAAATCAATCTCACCAGTTACAATCCCGTTTTCATGTGAAATATCTAAGTCTTCTAATGCACTGTTTTTAATAACCATTCCTTTATAAATTGAGTATTTATCAGTATCAATTCTTTTAAGAATAGCAAGATCCATTTGCTTTTGAAATATTTCAGTCTGATCTGTTATAGCATCTTCACTAAACTTTGTATACTCAGCCTCATCAACTGATTTATAATCTTTTGTATTTACAGACTTTGATTTGGTTATTTTTATTTGATCTTTAAAGTTTCTATTAACTACTCCTTCAAAGCCACCCTCTGCGTTGTTATCAAGCTTATCAATATATGCTTGAGCGCTTTTAGAAGTTTTTACAAATGCTGCAGGATTATCATCTTGATCAATAACTTGAACTTTATTACCTGAAAATTTTAATTTAGGCATTCTTAAAGTTTTTAAGTCAAGCTCTCCAGGATCTACACCTCTGATACTGTCAGTATAGTCAATTTTTATAAATTTTCCGTCATCTGTTTTAAACTTAAAAAATATTTGACCATTTTCTCTTACAGCACTGTCAGCTGTTATTTCTCCTTGGTAAGTAGTAGAAGCAGCTTTAACAACACTTTGTTCTGTATCAAGTATTTGATATTTAACATCACCACTGTTACTTTGGTATTTCATAGCAAGTCTGCCTGATTCTGCATCAAACTTAACTTCTATAGGCTCATCAACATTTTCACCTGATACTCTCCACTCGACTTCATCAGAAGCATCTTCGTTTAAAAGACGACTTAGCGACATGTTTTCAAGCATAAGCTCAACGTCGTTTAAAGAAACAAATCCTTCAAATAAAAACTCGTTGTCCTTTAAAAACTTATTAGTTTCTTTCTTTGTAAATCCGAGCACTCTATTCAAAACTTTGTGTAGATATAAAACTGCTTTTTTCTTTCCTTCTTTCTTGCGGAAAAAACCAAAGCTAATATTAGCAGCATCATAATTCTTTTCAAGTTCTGAATTGATTGCTTTCATTATGTCTGTTTTGAAGCTTAACGTGCCAAATTCATCTGTTATGATTTGTGCAAGTTGTTTTCTTAACTTGTTAATTTCAAAAACTTGTATATCTTTTGGAACTTCTTTAGTAGAAGAATCTTCTGCTTCTTTAAGTAGATATGAGAGACCAAGCTTATATGCAAAGTTTGTATGATGGTCAAGTTGCAATTCTTTTTCTTTTTGCAAAAAGTCAATTAGTTTTGCAAATTTGTTGCGAGGATTATCAACGTCTGCAAATATTGATTTAACCAACATGTTTTCTATAGAACTCTGATTGATATATTTTCCTAAAGGACTTTGGTCAACAAACTTATAAGCATTGTCAATAATGTCGCCATACATCTTTTGCCCAACAGGATTTAAGTTTTTCTTTTTGTCACTTGTTGCTTGACTTTGCTTAAATGAATTGTGCATATTTACAAGAGACTCACTACTTCTCTTAAGTGTAATTCCGTTTTCTTTAAGCATGTCTTCATATACAAACAAAGTATTAATATACGTCGAAGATATCGCGGCTCGAGCTGCAGCCAAAACAAGCGGTGCTGCATAACCTATAACTTCTTCTCCAAACATTTCAGGTTGCTTTTTAGCAGTCTTTGCAAGCTTTCTTTTATTTATAGTTCGAGCAATACTTTTCCAAATTCCTAAAATTAATAAAGCTGTTGTTATAGCCGGAAAGTTAATTCCTGCAAACCACGCTGCACCAACCTTACCAGCGAGTAGCCATGGCTGCGCTGTGCTCGCGTATTCGCCAGCTTTTTGTACTCCACTTTTTTCATTCAAGTATATTTCAGAAAGTAGATTTTTGTTTTTAATCTCGTAATGATCAAGTATAGAAGAAGTTGTACCTAAGATACCTTGCAAAGCTTTGGTTACAAGTTTAATGATTACTTGTTCAATATCTTTGTCAAAGGTCTCGCTATCCATTTTATCAATGAAAGAAGTCAAGTCTGCTCTATCTTTTTTCATTAAGCGTAATATCTTGTTTAAATTAATTAAAGATGATATGTTTTCGTCTTTTGTTTGATTTTGAAGCATTTGATCGAGGTCGACAGTAATCATATCGTCTTCTTCCAAGGCTCTCATGATTTCATCATAAACCTTTTTAGCTTCAGGCAATTCAGAAGAAGCGTGATTTAACTTCTTCGTCATTATAGGGCTTACTTTTTCAAACTGAAAGTCTATTGCCTTTTTAAGACTAGTAACTAATTCTTTCTTTGTACCTTTACTTTCAACGCTTGCTTTTTGCTTTCCACTCATCGGCACATGTTCAGCATCACCTTTTAAAGCAGAAATAAATATATCGATTATCTTGCGAACAAAGTCTTTTCCTGTTCCGTAATAATCAGCTATTTCTGAATAATCTCCTTTATTAAGTGCCTCTAATTCAAATTCTTCTTTTATTTCGTTAATTACATTTATTAAATTAGGACTTGAAAAATCTTTTAAGTTTATGTTTTCGTCTTTGCAAGCAGGCATGTTTTTAGAGCTACTAACATCAGGCCCTAAAAATGTAATATATTGAAAAGGTTGTTTTTTATTATAAGGTTTGGAATTCGAATAATCTTTATATTCAACTTCATGATTATTTATGTCAAATAATTCGATAATATCTGCAATTTTGCTTTTCATTTCTTGAGCGGATTCAAATTTATTATTTGTTTCTAATAAGGCAGGTTTAAATCTGCTATCCATTATCTTTATTTGCTGCTGAAGATCTAAGCCTTTTTTGTTCTTTGCAGTTGCAGATGTTTGACTTCCTTGCCCTGCTGCACCTTGAGATATTGTATTAGGATCAAGAATAGTGTCTAGTTCGTTAAATGATGTGCTTAAATTAATTGATTTATTTGTAATAGAACCAGTGTCAAATAAAGCTGCTACAACAGATTTATAAACTTCTGCAGCTGCGTATTCTTTTTCATTAACTTTTGAAAACTTTTTCATGTAAACGTCGTTAACGCGTTTAACAAGTCTTTTAACGTTATCTGCGACGTCTTGTGAAGCTAACTTTAAAAATATACTATCTAAATTAGCAGAACTACCGTTAAAGATCATAAACTGTGTATTAACGTCTTTTTCACTAGGTTCTAATTTGAATTCAGATATTTTTAAAATAGCATCACTTGTTATGTCAAAACTTCTTTTAATACCTAATGCTGGTGATCTAAATAATCCTTTTTGTCGTTGTAAAGAAATAATAAATTCTGACTTGTGATCTAAGTTGTAATCGGCAGTGGCTTTGTTGTTAACATTAATAAGCTTGTTACTTTTAATTATAACTTCTGGTAATGCATCAATAAATTTATCGACGTTAATTGTTCCGTCTCGGTCACAAATATGACTTGCAACATTCGAAGTGTCTTTGCCTGTATCTTTAACATATGATTGCAAATAATCTTTATCATAGTTAACAGTTATATTATTTGGATCACTTGCTATACTATCGTCAAAAGCACTAATTATTACATTATTTTTGTATTCTGAACCGAATACAAAAACGCCTGCAGATCTAAGATTAGAAATGGCTTTGTTTGTACTGGCTGTGGCTTTTTTGGCTTGTCCATCTTTATATTCTGTTTTGTCTGTATCTTCTTCGTCTGTATCTGTCATGCTGACAAATGTATATGTAGATGTTGGACCTTTATAAATTTCTGGTTTTTCTTCATCTTTTTCGCCAGTAAGCCCTTTTG